GGGATAGCACTGGTTTTCTACCAGCCACTCTAGCCGCTCGCTGTCTCGCTGAAGGAAGTTTAGCTCTCCCACAACCTCGGATGAGTTTAACGGACATCCATATCCATTCTCCCAGCGCCAAATTGTCTGATCTTCCTCTGGATTATCCCACCAAACTTTCATCACTCTAGCCGCTTAACGTCTCTATCTGCGTCGTTCATTCTTCTGCCTCCGTAGACTCTACTTTGTACCAGTGTGAGCAAGGCTCCGTGGCCCGTGATCCGTGTTTCGTGCAGAACCATTTTCGTTTAGCGACGGGCTTGGCGTGCTTACAGGTTTTGCATTCGACGGAGATAGGTAGTGAAGTTTCACCGTGCGGCCAGCAGTGTGGCTTGAAGTTGCAGTAGCGGCATTCAAAGGCAAGGGGGTTGTTAGAGACGCGCTTTGCTGAACCGTAGCGCACAACGCGGTTTGTTTTGGCGAGCAACCGGATGTAGTAGTCGTAATCGAATTCGACTTTCTCGGCGTGGTACACGGAGGTATTTTTGTTATAGGCAACAACCCATGACTCGTAGTATCCGGCGAGGCCCATGAGGAGTTGAACCTGTGCGAAGTAGACGGGGTGGCTGTAGTAGACGCCGCGGGTCTTGAAGGCTGTCCACTTTTTGTCGTTCATGGATTTGATTTCAAGGATGGCGGGCGTGGGATTGTCTTTATCCGTAGCCATTACCCCGTCGGCGTGGCCTCGCAGGTGCCCTCCGAACGCGGTATATTCCCACTGTTTTTTGGTTTTAGGATCGACTTCGTAGACAAGGACGCCTGCCTGCTTTAGGTCTTTGACAACCTTCTCTTCGATGTCGTGTCCGAGTTCAAAGATTCGTAGTACGGCGGCAGGGATGCTTTTTTGGGGATAACCTCGAAGGCTGTATTGCAGGGCAGCTTCACAGGGGTTTCCCACGTTGCTTGCACCGATGTACGAGCGTCGCTCTCGCTCAGCATTTTTCTCGGTGCCCAGATCGATGGCTTTAATTAAGTCCATGTTAAAATGACTCGTGGTCCGTGGGCCGTGGGTAGAACATAGTATACGATGAGGTAGATTTCAATGGTTGGTCCCGAAGGTTTTGATGGCGCAATAATTGGGATTGGATCGGTAGCGACACCGGACGGTGATCAAGAGGTACTGGTCTATGACATCCAGAGGATGGTTAGGATTTTGGTGGACAGTGAAGACATGACGCTGGAAGAGGCGCAGGAGTTTATTCACTTCAACATTCTAGGCATTTATCTGGGCCAGCCGGGACCTTGTTTTGTGCAGTCGCTGGGGTCGATATTTCCGCAACCCGGGGAGACGATACACTAATAAAAAAGCCCCGTTACAGGCCATGACACCTATAACGGGGCTTGGGTTCAAAGAAAAGTCACTTTGGGAGAAAACTTTGCGAACCCGCAGTTACAACTTAGGAGTAACCACAACCAATGATACCGATTATGCGATCGCAGTCAAGGGGTTATGCGTTCGATAATTGGCTTGGTGGCATGCCGTTCTAGCACCACCGATAAGTCCTCTTGAATCACGACGGGTTCTTTGAATCTTTCACAAAGAGTGTTGGCTGCTCGGAGGGCTTCGAGGGAGTCTTCGGCGAGGGTTCCGAGAAACTGTCCAAAAGCTTCCCCAGAAACCACTGGGCCTTTAGGAGGTGCTTCTCCGGCTCGTTTCCTTTGCTTTCGTACCGCCACAGGTACTTTAGGACGGACCCTTTTAAATAGCCGCGGTATGCTTCCAACGTCATACTGTCCTTTATCGCCTCTATGCACTCTATGCCCCCCTTTGCATAGTGCGCCGGACTGTTAACTTCGTCCAACGTCTTTTGCGTTTTTTTCCCGCTCATAATCAAACTTTGCCTTTAAAAAGTCATGCCATATATGAAGGTTGTCAAAGTCCTCTTTATAGATGGGCTTGTTAGTTTCGTACTTGTCCCGAAGCTTTTCATACGCTTCGTGAAACTTTCCCATCATAGAGTTATAGTTGGATTCGCTCATATTGAAAAGCTCTTGGAAGTCAGCGACTTCTCCCCGTTTTCTCTCTTGAACGCTTCAACCTGCTCCGCAATGTAGTCTTGATCATTGTGAGACAAGTTCTCTGATTTCCATGCTTCATGCATGTAGCGCAATTGGCCGCTCAGCGTTCGCCCTTCAACCCGGGCAATCACCACCAACTCTTCATAAACCTCACGTGGCAAAAGCACGGATTTCCATTTTGTCGTATCCATCTGGACCTCCTTGGACATATGGGACAGTATAGGCTAGGTCCTAGATTCATTCAACCTCGACGCATTCGCCCCATGAGGGCCCGATTTCTACGTCACACTTGTTCGGAACCTGCAATGGCAGGGCATTTTCCATGATGCTGGACAATTTCTTGGCGTGCTCGGCGTCTTGGACAGCAAAAGCAAGCTCATCGTGGACCTGTAGCATGGGGATTTCGCCCTCTCGGCACACGTTAACCATGGCCTGCTTGGTCATATCGGCGGCAGAGGCCTGAATTAGGCGGTTTAGCGCCTTGTAGGTGTACGCCCGGCGCAGTCTGGTCGTTGGGCCGTGGGTCGCGATGGCTTCATCTTTAGGCAAGGCCTTGTGCATATCAAAGCTATCGGGCTCCCAGAGGTCAAAACGGCACTTCCTGCCCTTTAAAGAGCGCAGGGACCCTGAGGATCGGGGGTCGTCAAGACGTTGCTGTACGCCCTTCATGAGGCCTTTAACGAACGGTACTGACTTGTGGTATTGCTGCATCAGTTCTTTGGCTTCGGCCACGGAAACATCCAGTTGGTCTGACAGCTTGTTGACGCCCATGCCGTAGATTAGGCCGAGGTTGATAACCTTGGCTTGCTTCCTTGGTATTTTTGCCATTTCCGCCACCATGTTGTGGAAGTCGGCGTCGGGGTTTTCGTTGTACATCTGCACAAACTCGTTGACCCCGGGCATGTCTATCCCTTTGTAATCACTGAAGTTTTTAGCGAAATGGACCAAGATCCGTGGTTCTTGTTGCGAGAAGTCAATGGCCGCCCACTGAGTGCCTTCCTCGGGGAGGAACAGCCCGCGGAGCATGGGGCCCAGTACGGGATCCCGTGCGGGTATCTGCTGTAGGTTGGGCGAGTTCATAGAGATACGGCCTGAGACGGTGCCCCCGTCGTCAGAGCGTAGCTGGTTGATGTGGCTGTGGATCCGGCCACCATGTACATACTTCAGGATGCCGTCGATAAACGTGCCGTTCATCTTGTTGAGGTTGCGGGCCTTTACCACCATCTGAGCAAACTCGTGGGGGTGTTCTGACAGGAACTGTTTAGTAAAGCTTGGAGAGCCCTTCTCAGTTTTGGGGTATTTTAATGAAAGTGAGTCAAAGGCCTTAGCCACGGAAGTGGCCGCCCAGATATCCACATCCATACCCGCAAGGCTCTTTAGGTGCTTACGCACCGCCTTTTCCTCTTTCATGACGTGCTGTTTGGTGCGCTCTGCCTTGTCCAGATCCACCCGGATTCCCCGCATGGTCATCTCTGTCAGGTAGGGCAATAGCTCCATTTCAAGCGCCCAGATATCCCACAGGTCTTCCCGGTTCAACAAGGTCTTGAAGTGGTTCCATAGCTCCAGCGTAAGCTCCGCATCGGTCTCCCCGTAGGGGCCAACATACATGGCGGGGAGTTTCCACATCTCACCCTTGGGATCAACGCCAAAATCTTTGGCCGCCTCAACAAGGGTCTTTTCAGATTTTGTCTTGCCAAGGTATTCGTAGGACAGGGCATTCAGGCTGTAGCTGAATCGGTTCTCGTCAATCAGGCTGGCGGTCATCATGGTATCGATGATTCTGCCGTTGACGGTAAAGCCGTGGGCCCTGATCCAACCCAGATCGTACTGGGCGTTGTGCATGATCTTATCAGCAGGGCTTTCAAAGACCTTCTTCAGCCACTTGCTGACAATGCGGAAGTCGAGGTTACCGCCGCCTGCGTGACCGACAGGGATATATCCCTTCCAGCCAGCAACGGCGACGGCATAGCCTACTATCTCACCGTCCTTGGTAGGCCACCCGGGGCCTTTGTTCTTTAGGTTAGGGTCCCGGGTTTCCACGTCGATGGCGATTTCTTCAGCGTCAAAGATATCCGGCAATTCCGCAGGGGGAACCCAGTCGGTTTTTGGCGGAAACATCGCCATCTGAAGTTTCCCTGTCATGCAACTTTCCTTTCTCTATGGATCGCATTTTCAAAATGGTTGCACGCAGGGCACCACCAGCCTTTACGGATTCTCTGTTCCGCATTGATAACTTCTTGTGCTTCTTTTCGGCACTTAGGGCACGCAATGGTGCTCATTTCATCATTTCTGCTCATAGGTCGTATGCTCTCATGTAGTCTTCTGGTTCAACGATATACAGGTTCTTGGACGCACGAGTGACACCGACATAAAAAACCCGGTGTAGATCATCCCCCGATTGATCCATTGCTGCTGCGGTAAGGTCTGTCATGAGCACGGCATTCTCGGCTTCACCGCCTTTAGTTCCGTGGATCGTGGACAGACGTATTCTTGGTTGGGCATTGAACTTCTCGCCCCGGCGGAGAAGCGCTGTGATATAGGCGCGATCCCCTTCTGGTATTTTATCCATGGCTTCATGCCAAATCATGGATTCGTCAGCAAGTAGCCCAAAATTATCTTTAAGGTCTTGCATTGTTAAAAGCGCTTCGTCTGGGGCCTTAATGTTTTTGTGGCCTCGTTTTATCTTATTGCCGTTGCCGCTCATGTAGCCATAAATACACTGAGCAGTTCCCGTAGGCACCGCTCGGCCCTTCCGCAAAGATTCCCAGCCATTGATCGCAATGGACATTTTTTCGCCAATAGACCGCCCTGAATTCTGTTTCTCATACAGGTATCCGTTGCTTTTTAAAACCTGTTCTATGGGGTACAGCATATAGTTTGCTTGCGCCATGATAAGCCACGTTTCTTTTGACATATCTATGGAGCTTATGTCGTAAGTCCGAAACACGTTGCCCTCTTCTTCCCGCGGGCGGTAAACCTTTGGGAACCTGTTTTTGATACGGTTTGAAATCCTTGAGGCAACATTGTGTATCGCTTTAGGCACCCGGTAACTTTGCTCCAAAACTTCGGCACCTCCGGGTAGGTTGATGAAATGATCAACATCTGCGCCAGCCCAACGATAAATAGCCTGATCGTCGTCCCCGGCGCAATACATTTTTTCGGAGTACTCATCTAATTTGTGGGCAATGTCCCACTGCAAGGGAGACAAGTCTTGTGCTTCATCAAGGAAAACCAATTTAAAGTTAGGCAGAAAGACATGGGCCTCATCGATAAATTTCTGAAGCATGTCTGTGAAATCAATTAGGCCGAACGCTTCTTTGTAATTCTGGTAGGCATCCGCAACATACTGGACCTCTGTCCATGTGAAGTTAATATCGCTTTGATTATATGTTCTGTGAAGCGACTGCTTTTTTGCTTTAGCTAAATTTATCAGCGCCAAAATAGGATGGTCCGTAGGCTTAAACGCCGTGCTTTCCTCATCATTAGTAGAGGCGGTTAGCTGAAATCCAATTCGTTCGGAAAGGGCTCTATAGTGCTCCCCACTCATCATTTGGTGTTCCTTTACAGAAAGCATGCGGTACGCCAAAGAGTGGATCGTTCGGAAATACGGCAGGTCTTTTTCAGGGTTGAGGTTAAAGCGCTTAGTCGCCCGCTCCTTTGCCTCGTTTGCAGCCTTTTTAGTGAACGCAAAAAACCCTATTTGGTTTGGGGAAATGCCCTCCTCCATGGCCTTATCAACCATGTTAAGGAGGGTGGTAGTTTTACCGGTCCCCGGTGGGCCGAATATACGGAACATTAGAACGGCGCTTCTTGACGTTGTTCCGTGAACCGTGGTGCGAGGACTCTGCTCTGTGTCACATCCTCCATGGGTATCTTCCACACACGCACAGGCTTGCCTTTAATCTTCAGGAGTGCGGACTCTCCATTGATGTCCCGCAGTCGCTGAGCGATCTTGTGTGTACGAAACTCAGTGAATCTGTTTTTACGCAGAAAGCTCTCAAAGTCCTTCAGCCTAAAGTGGATGGTATTGTGCTCTTCATCCACCCATGGACGGCGCAAGAGTATTTCTTCCCGGTCCTCTGCTCGTTGCGTAGAGGTGCAGAATTCATCAAGGAATTCGTAAAGCTGGCCATTGATGCTGGCGTCTTCAGAAACCTCCATGATGTTGCCTTCGGTCTCTATCATCTCCTTCATCAACTGGTTGATGCGTCCTTCCCACGAGCGCTTGGCCATGGTCTGTGGCATGAAGTTAAGCTGTTCCACGCAGGCTTTTTGGAAAGCTGATTGATTCAGCAAAGCATCGGTGTCTAGCTCAAGGGGTATGCCGTTGACATCAATAAACCATACGGGCGGTATAGAGTTGTACTTGCGAAGGTTAGCCACCGCCGCATCGGACACTGCCGAGCCGATACCAAACTTCCGCGTCTGACATAGCTCTTTGTTGCAATACGGCTGGATAGGCGGTTCACCACAGCGGAACGCGTAATCCTTTTTCTCCAACTGTTTTACAACAAGGTTTACCTCTGACAGGGGTAGCGGTGGATCCACATACGCCATGTTGTAATTGAGGATCTCATCCTGCCAGTTGTCCGGGTGCGCCTTGCGGAGATAGACCCCTATGTTGAAGAGTCCGTTGTTTCTTCCGCCTTCGGAGATTTTGTTAGCACATAAGGTTTGGAGGCAGGGCGGACCGTCCACGATCGGACTGTTGTCAAGGATTGCTTGGTGAGCGCCTCAACTTGTTCCGGCGTTTGCGCATGCGTTTGATAGAGGCCAAAAAATTCGTCCAACGTAGCCGCTGAACCGTCATCATTTATGGCATAGCGCAACCCTTCCTCCGCATCGTAATACGGCATATTAAGGAAGTTGCCGACATCCCCCCGATCAAGGTACAGCTTAATTTGTTTGGGGAATATCTCGCAGGAGCCATGGCCTAACGCGCTGGCTATATGCTGGAGAGTGTCCCTCATTCTTTTCGCGGTAATCCATTCCTGAGAAAACAAGAACAGGTGAGCACCGCCTGATTTTGAGCGGCATACTACCAGAGGTAGCCCGGCTCTACGAATTTTTTCTACCAGTCGTTTATGGTCTAGCGGGTACTCATCGATGTCGATGCATCCCCACTTACACATATCATCCTCGTTAATTGGGATGATCCCGATACCTGCGCCCTTCCCCGATAGGTGCTGTTCAAATTGCTCCGTGGTCCGTGGTTCGCGGACTACCCGAGCTTTGCCAACATTTTTGCCGTTAGATTTTTTGCTATCGATTTCAAAGGTGCCGTAGGCGCATTTTAGGCCATCAAAAATGGCCGCAAATTGTTTTGTTGCGTCTGACATAAATATCCCAAAGAAATAATGTGGGGCCCGAAGGCCCCACTAGTTGATCAAAACGGGGCGTCGTTGCTCCCGCCTGCTTGGTCGTCGGAGTGCTTGACTTCGACATCACCGCGCAAGATCGATTCGGCAAAGTCTTTTGCCTGCTTGTAGACCGCAGCGTCGTCTACCATGCCCTCAAGACTGATTTCCCAGCCGTGCCACGATCCCTTGGAGTTTTCCTCGGAGATTGTTTTCAGCCGATAGATATGGCTGAAGCGTGGTGGGGTGAACGGGCCGTTCTTCCCCATTACAGAGCGCTGCGCTACCATGGAGTTCCACTTTCGACTCTTCTTGAGTTGAGTAGACTTCATGGCAATCAGTGCAGAGGTCACCGTACCGTCCTCTTCTAACACGAGGACAAAGTGCTGGTGAGTCTCTTCCAGATATGAGCCATTACCACCGACTACATAATCCTTGTTGTCATCTCCGCGTTCGGTTTTCGGTCGTTTATCTTCTGGAGTAAAGATATTAATAGGAGCGCCGTTACCACTACCACGAGGAGCCCACTCAACAAAACGACGTTGATAAGCACAAGGCACCACTCTAATACCCGTTTTGCCACCGTAGACACTGTTGGACACGGTATTGAGGATATCTCCAGCTTTAGCATTTTCCAGATCGTCGAGAGTCGGGTCTTGACGATAGAGTACTTTAAGGAAGGGGAGCGCGATATCATCTTGCCCCAGATTTTCCAAGCCCATTCCAGCGTCCGCTTCAAAGATTGACGCATCGAAGACAACGATGTCATTTTGCGTCTCCTTAGTTGCCACATTTTTAGCAGTCATATTACTTGCTCCTATTGATTGTTGCGCGTTGCCCTACAAAGGCCCCGAATAGTTCCATGGGGAATTCATCCCCGTTTTGTACACGTTCCTTGACCCATGCCTTCAAGGTAGACGGATGCACGTCCGTTTTCTGCTCAGTGGCGTAACCAAGCTTCTGGGCGTATTCCATGAATTCAACTGCCTCATGGTCTTCGCCCCGGCCAAACTGACAGGACACCGTGTTCTTGATTAGGTCACCGTACTCATTTGCACGCAACCAATCAAACGCGGTCTCCTTGTTGTCTGCCTTGATGTGGGCTCCATACGTCGGGCGCACAGTCACTTTGGACCCGTCATCAAGTTCGAAAGAACTGAGTCCGAGTTCAAGAAGCATTGCAGGTAGGTCTTCGTCTGTGAGTTTCAGCAGGTCTTTCTTTGCCGCTTTAAGATCGGATTCAAGGCGTTGCACCAAATCCTCCTGATCTCTTACTGCGCGGGCAATTCCTGCTATGCTTTTCAAACCAGATTGGTCTACCGCTTCCACGGCGGAAACAGTGGTTTGGTCTGCTTCCATTTCTTGCAAGAGCGCATTGCTCATGGTTTCTCTCCTTTCGTTAATCGGCCCTTTTTTGAGGGCTGGACGCGCAGTCTACGATCCCATACAATCGTATGTCAACAGGGAAATGGTAACTTTTCATGTATCAATTCAAAACCAAGCCTTATGACCACCAAATGCAGGCGTTTGAAGCGTCTTGGCAGAGACCATACTTTGGCCTGTTCATGGAAATGGGAACGGGAAAGTCAAAAGTTGCAATCGACACAATGGGGTCGCTGTTCCTCGCAAAGGAAATAGACACAGCACTGATCATTGCGCCAAAGGGTGTGTTTGATAACTGGGTTAAAAAAGAAATACCTACACACCTTTCCGACGACGTGCCTTACAAGATAGTCCGTTGGCAGCCTAATTTCACTAAGAAATTTCGCGAGGAAATTCAACAACTTGCGGACCCACAGAACCGTGAGCCGGGGTTCTTGCACATCCTTGTCATGAATACGGAAGCCTTCAGCACCGACAAAGGTTACTCTGCCGCGCAGAAGTTTTTGATGCTTAACCCGAACGCAATCACTGTCCTTGACGAGAGCACCAGTATCAAGAATAAGAGTGCGCAACGCACCAAAAACCTGATCAAAATTTCAAAGGAATCGAAGTATCGGCGCATCTTAACGGGCTCCCCGATTACCAAAAGCCCCATGGATTTGTTTAGCCAGTGTGCTTTCCTTGATCTGGACGCCCTTGGATTCAACAGTTACTACGGATTTCAGAACCGTTACGCCATTATCCAACGTCGTAGCATGGGGGCGCACAGCTTTAACGAGATCACCGGGTACCGCCGCTTGGATGAGCTAGGGGATAAATTAGACCAGTTCAGCTTGCGAGTGCTTAAAAAAGACTGCCTAGATTTGCCTGACAAGGTTTATCAGCGCAGGGAAGTACCGCTGACTGCGGAGCAAATGCGATTGTATAAGCAGATGAGTGATTTGGCCCTAGCGCAATTGTCGCAGGGTAAGCTGGCCACTACCGCTTCTGTACTGACTCAGATCATGCGGCTTCAGCAAATATGCTGTGGCTTCTTGCAGCCCGATGAAGGTGAAATACAAGAAGTTAAGAATAACCGTCTAGAGGAATTGTTAGCAGTAACGGAAGAGGTTCAAGGCAAAGCCATTATCTGGGCAACGTGGACCTACGATATCTTGAGAATTGAGAAGGCGCTACGCAAAAAGTATGGCGCTAATGCTGTGGCGACTTACTACGGGGACACTGAGCAAGATGACCGGCAGGAAACCGTGGACCGGTTCCAAGACCCTGAGTCAGAACTGCGTTTCTTTGTCGGTCAACCCCGCACAGGGGGCTACGGGATCACGCTGACAGAAGCCAACACAGTCATCTATTACAGCAACAGCTATGACCTAGAAATTAGACTACAGTCGGAAGACCGGGCCCACCGTATCGGCCAAGAGCAAAGCGTGACATATATCGACTTGGTAAGCCCGGGCACTATCGACGAGAAAATACTAGAAGCACTGCGCGACAAGATTAATCTTGCCGGGACAGTGCTTAAAGAGGATGTGGCTAGCTGGCTAAGCTAGCGATGCCGCCGCTCTGTATCAGGCCGGACACCGGGTCTTCAGGAAACAACGCCGCGTACTGAGCACGTTGCTGTGGAGCAGGAGCCGCCGGAGCAGGAGCCGCTTGAGGCGTAGGCATTGGCACCTGTGGCATTGACACTTGAGCCATGGGCCGTGGACCGCTCTCCCCTTCCGCCATACGAGTGCCGTAAAAGTAATCTATAGCCGTTTGACCGCCTTCCATTCGCACAATTGCACGCATCAGGTCAGGGATTTTGTTAGAAGGCACACGTTTATCAGGATCAAGGCCCGTGTTCTGTGATATGAAAGCCAAATAATTTTCGGTGTCATTCTCCGAAGGCGGGGCGTACTTGTTCATGAACTGGCGTAAGGTCATGCCACGGTCTTGTGTGTCCAATGCAACTTGACGACGTAGCGCCTGAAGGCCCGCCCGCGGTGTTTCAAAGGCAGCGAACCCTCGCTCACCTTCTATAGCGCCGGGCTGACCGGCCATGACTAAGTTCCCCGGGTTATTGTTAAGTACGGATACCGGAGCTTCATTAGGCGGTGCGGCCATGCGCTTGTCTTCTTCCAATAACCGACGGGCGTCTTGTTCCGACAATGCCTGTTCTTCCGGCGTTAAGACAAAGGGTGCCGCTTGTGGCTGTGCTGCTTCCTGTGCTTCAAAACCGTCTTCGCCCGGCTCTTGCCCAGCGACATAGGCGCGTCGAGAGAACACAAACCCTTTGCTCATGGCCCAGTCTTTCGCCAATTGGTACAGATTTTTTGCTTCTCGCCTATTGCGAGGAGTCTTTAGAAGGCGAGCCAACGTCTCGGGATCTTGCAACAACATCTTAAATGCTTTCATGTTGTTAATGCCCGACTTGCTAACAAAAAGGGCTCGTAATGCACGCGAGCCTGCCGCTGCTGCGATCAAGCTTGCTTCGCTACCCCCAACTATGGAAGATGCGGTAGTACCTAATTTTGCACCTATGATCCGTAAAGCCAGATCCCTTAGGGGGCCTTCTTGCTTAATTAGATCGTCTAGGCCGCCCTTGGCAGTCAAGCTTTCTAGGTTTCTCATTTCAGCCAAGTATCGCTGAATGGTCTCAGCCTCTGTTTTGCTCAACAAATTTTTGCTGATAAGCCAATCAGCCGGGGTGACTTGAGACCCTGAAGAAGTGGGAGCAAATAAACTATCGTACATTCGAGTAGGGTTTAGGTCCCCGTCACGATTGCTGGATCGCGTGATCGCCCAATCAAAGACTCCTGACTTTAAGCTCTCTCTCGCTTCTTCCCTAATTTTAGAATCTACATCAGACCTATTGATCGTTGTTAAGATTTGATTCAACTCAAACAAAGGCCGCTGTGAAGATAGCGCTCCTCTAATTACAGCCGTAGGTGTTTCATCGCCCTTGTCGATAAGCCTTTTAAAAGACAGTCTCTCTCTTGCCTCTTTTGCAGATTGATCTGCTTGCTTACGAGCAGTCATCAAAAGCTCATAGGCGGCATCGGCATCGCGAAGATCCATTTCCAATTGACGAGGGAAAATTGCCAAGAGTTGTTGGTTAGTCGGGTCCTCTAACCACCGAGTAAGTTCTGGAATGTTTAACGAGAGTTCGCCAACTTCTTCTCCCTCACGAGGACGCAATGCGGTTGATCTAATGTTACGAAGCGCACGCTCTAAAACGTCCGGGACATCGCCAACGATTCTTCCAACATCAATGTATTCGGGAAGATCTTCAATCAATTCTATGTCAGGGTTGACCTCGTCTCGCAAAAACTGACCTACCCTAGCTATTTCTTTTGCGTTTCGATACACCCGATCGCTACGGCCCGTAAATAGCGAGCGAATGGACTCTTCGGGACTTAATCTATCCGCCCCGGTGGTCCGTGTTCCGAGGACCGCGGCAGGGGCAGAAGCACGCGTGAAAACATCGTTAAGGGCTGAAGAATAAGAGCGCGCCATGGTTAACGCCGCTCGTATGGTGTCCGCACGATCTCCCCCTATATCGCCAACCGCCCCGGTCAAATCTTGGTCCACTAACTCCGCAAATCTGTTTGACAATCTAGCGTCGTTGTATTTGGCATTTGCCTCTAACTCTCTTCCAGAAGCTAATGCTCGTGATCGAATGCCACTTAACTTATTGGAAGAGATAACTATAGGTTCGCCAGCTTGTCTAAGCTCGTCCACCAAAATCCTAAGATCCACTATTGTGTCAGCTAGTTGATCCTCTGCGGTTCTTTCTACAACGCGTGCGCCAACATTGGCTAAGTCGTCTTGAGCCCTAGCAGAGCTTAACCGGTTGTTAAGAAGTTGACGGATCTGCTTTAGCTCTTCCATCCTGAACTGATCTTCAGGGATGTTTCTTCGCCCGCGAGTAGCTTCTATAAGGTCATCAATAGTCCTTAGATCGCTTCTAACAAACATCACTTGCTCTTCTACGGGCAGCGAAGAAAAACGAGGGCTGTTGCTACCCAAATCCAACAAGTTACGCATGCCGTTAACCGTTCTTTGCGGCATACGGTCCAAGATAGATTGTCTTTGTTGCGCCAATCTTTCAATACGGGCTTCTATTCTAGCTGTTTCTTGAGAAGACTCCGTTATGCCCGCAGAAGGTCCTCGCTTCCCTAATCGACTTGTATCGATTCCAGAATCCTCTAAAACTTCTTTTATGAAGTCGATACTGGTTTGCAAAGGTCTTGGAAGAGCTTTTAACTCTGCACGACTTTCTGGGAGAAGATCTACCCAGTCGAAAAGATTCGGAATCTCACGGATCTCTCCCACTTCTTCGCCTTCTTCCGGGAAAGCACGGAAAACAGAAATTTCGGTGTTGGGGATTTGGTTGTATAAAAAGCGTTCTTTTGCACGTGCGGCAGTTAAAGCCTGCGACAGGTTTTCTTGTAACGCTCTGCCTACCGCTTCTTCTGTCTCCCCCGTTCCAATCCTATTAGCGGCCTCTAAAACCTTTTGAGCCTGCTGAGATAGTTTTTGCGTGAAGGCTTGTTCCAACGTGTCTTGAAAAGCGCCTTCAACTTGGCGCAATGCCCCGGCATCTCCCACCATGGCAAAAGCGGCAATTAAATTTTTGTAGCTATCTATTGCACTGCGAAGACCTTGTTGTCCCTGTTCTTTTAGTTCAGGAAAAATGCCCGCCATTTCGTCTTCGATGCGAAGCAATGTTGGACTTTGAGACAACGTCCCTGATGTAAATTCTTTAAATTGAGGGTTAGACGTTAGATCTTCTAAAATTTGCGCTAACTTTTCAGGGTCTTCCCCAGCTTGCTGGAGCCGCTCTTCAATAATGTTTACAACGTCCACCAAAGCTTGGTCATCACCTTTTCTTTTGAAAAGGTCCGCCACACCCACATCACTGCCGGGACTAAGCGCGTCTTTTATTTTTTTTAACCCGCCATAAATGGCTTCTCTGTTCTTT